CTAGAGTTCTTACTACTGCTGATGCAGGAGAATCTCTTAACATGATTTTTGGGGCTAGTTTAAAGGATGAACCAACAAAAGTGACCAAAGACAAGGTGCGTGTTTTCCAAGCTGCGCCTCTTGCCCTACAGTATGCGATTAGGATGTACTTCTTACCTATCGCACGTTTTTTGTCTCTATATCCGCTTATTTCAGAGACTGCTGTTGGGGTTAATGCACATGGCCCAGAGTGGGATCAACTTTCCCGTTTTATGGCCAAATTTGGAGATGACCGAGTTATTGCTGGGGACTATTCTAAATATGACCTCCGCATGCCAGCGCAACTTACTATTACTGCGTTTGCGATCATGATCAAAATCGCAACTTGGTCTGGCAACTATACACCAGCTGATATCAAAAGGATGCGTGTTATTGCACATGACGTATGTACTCCTCTTGTGGCTTACAATGGGACGCTCATTAGATTCCTAGGCACCAATCCTTCGGGGCAAAATATGACTGTTTATATCAACAGTATCGTCAACTCGCTTTTGCACAGGATTTGCTTCTTTGAGGCTTACTCTGCAACGGAGCTAACAACAATTGGTAAAGAGTTGTCTTTGGGACGCGATGCGCGCTTCAGTGATTTAGTGACACTCATGACCTACGGGGATGACGCAAAAGGGTCGGTTCGACCTGGTTACGACAAATTCAACCATCTGTCAATGGCTAATACATTAGAGGCCAACGACATGAAATTTACCATGCCTGACAAAGAGTCCGCTCCTCGTTCTTTCATGTCTCGAGATGAAGCTGATTTCTTGAAGCGTAAAGATAGATATGATGAGGATCTTGGTGTGTATGTGGGGGCACTCGACGAGGCTTCCATTTTCAAGTCACTTCATTCAATTCTAGAGTCAAAAGAAGTGACACCTGAAGAGGTTTGTACTCAAAACGTGGATGGAGCCCTCAGAGAATGGTTCTTCCATGGCCGTGATGTGTTTGAAACCAGGAGATCACAAATGAAGGAAATTGCTCGCAGAGCTAATCTTCCTTG